AGTTCAAGAAATGCAACGATACATCTTTGAACTTGAAGCCCGTGTTCGACATCTTGAACAGCGGCCCCCGCAATAAATTCACGATCCTATCTGATAGTGGCCCGATGATTGTCCACAACTGCGGGTTTGCAGGCGGCGTGGGCGCGTTTGCGTCGATGGCCCGTATCTACAGTGTGCGCCTGTCCGAGGCCGATTCCAAGCGCATGGTGGACGCATGGCGCCGCAACAATCAGTGGGCCGTCAACTTCTGGTCGCAGCTTGAGCAGCAGTACACCAGGGCCATGCGGAACAAGGGGCAGGAGTTCACCGCCGGGCGGGTAACGTACCTGTTTGACGGGCGACATCTCTGGTATTCTTTGCCTTCGGGCCGGGTGCTGTGCTACCCGTTTGCCCGGCTGGAGGACGACGGCATCAGCTACGCGAAGGCAGCGTGGAAGCCTGCCCAGGATGCCAAGGAGTGGCCCCGCGCCCGGCTGTGGCGCGGTCTGGCTTGCGAGAATGTCACCCAAGCGGTTGCCAATGACCTGCTGCGCTACGCGTTGCGCCAGCTTGATGGTGTAGTTTTGCAAATTCACGATGAAATTGTCGTCGAGGGCGGCAGTGAAGATGAAGTGCGTAGGGTGATGACTACGCCGCCAGCTTGGGCCACTGGCCTGCCGTTGGCAGTTGGAATCAAGACGATGCCACGTTATGGCAAATAAAAACGCCGCCCGGTTCAGGGGCGGCGCAAAGGAGGCAACGTGCAATTTTTAGATTTTATCACGGCACTCGCGCCCGTGGGCGAGACCATGCTGTTTGTGCGTCAGAAACCACAGATGCGTGGGGGCGAGATGCAGTTCCACGCCGACGGGGCCGTCAAGGCTACTTGGCCGTCGTACCTGCCCTCGCATGGCGTTCGTGCTGGCGAGGCTTGGTACGGCAACACTGCCAGTTTTATCCTCGACCGCTTTGAAGATGGCCGGGTGTCGGCCAGCGCAGCCAACTGCGAGTACGTTGCCGTCATGGTGCTGGACGACATTGGCTCCAAGAGCAAGACCCCGCCGCTGCCGCCGACTTGGATCATGGAGACATCGGCTGGCAACTTCCAGTACGGCTACGTCTTCAGCGAACAGCCGCCCAAGGGTGAGTTCGCCGCCGCCATCAAGGCCATCGCTGCTGCGGGTTACACCGACCCCGGCGCCTGCAACCCGGTTCGCAATTTCCGACTGCCCGGCTCTGTCAACCTCAAGCCTGACAAGGGCCGTTTTGCTTCTGCTTTGGTCGAGTTCCACCCAGGCCGCGAGTTCCTGCTGGCCGACATCTGCGCCGCTCTGGACGTTGTCCCCGGCCCTACCGAGTCAGGCGGCATCCGACCGATTCGCATGGCCGACGATGGCGCCGATGACGTGCTGATCTGGCTCTCGGGCCAGGGTCTGCTGCTCAGTCGCCCAAACGCCGAGGGTTGGGCCGGAGTCATCTGCCCTAATTCAAGCGAGCATACAGACGGCAATCCCGAAGGCCGTTATATGCCGCTCAACCGGGCGTTCTGCTGTATGCACGGCCATTGTGTCGATCTGGACAGCAACACTTTTCTGGCGTGGGTCGCCGACAATGGTGGCCCTCGTCACGCCCCCGGCCTGCGCGACGACCTGATGGCCGCGCATCTAGAGTTGGCCCTCGCCAAGATCAAGCCCAGCCCCGAGTACCCAGACGCCGCCGCCGAGGTCATCGCAGAAGTCGAGCGCAAAGAACTAGGCCGGGTCGAGAAGTCGGGTTGGTATTCTAGGTTCGCGTACTTGCAAGATGATGAGGCGTTTTTTGATATGCAGGACAGGCGCGAACTGTCGCGCAACACCTTCAACGCCTTATTCAGGCACATCAAGTGCATCTCCATCCACTCCACCGGCAAGTCAGCCCGGCGGGTCGAGGCCAGCGTCTGCTACGACGAGAACCGCCAAGCGGCTGGCGCCCGGGCCTTGGTCGGTATCACCTACGCCGCTGGCGAGTCGGTGCTGGTCAGCAAGGACGGGCTAGTCTACGGCAACCGCTGGCGCAACTCGCGCCCGGCGCCCGTGGCCTGTGACGTGAGCCGCTGGCTGCGTCACGCCGAGCGGATGCTGCCGGTCGAGTTTGAGCGTGAGCATATTTTGAACGTCATGGCCCATAAAATTCAATACCCAGGCCATAAGATCAACCACGCCGTGCTACTGGGCGGCAAGCCCGGCTCCGGCAAAGATACCCTCTTCGCCCCATTTTTTTGGGCCGTTGGTGGCCCGGCCAAATTGAATTGTTCGGTCGTCAAGAACGAGGACTTAACGTCGCAGTGGGGCTACGGGCTGGAGTGCGAGGTCATGGAGATCGCCGAGTTACGTCAGGCCGAGGCCCGTGACCGCCGGGCGTTGGAGAATCATTTAAAGCCCATCATCGCCGCCCCGCCCGAGTACCTGCCCATTAACAGGAAGGGCTTGCACCCGTACTATGCGTTGAACCGGGTGCTAGTGGTCGCGTTTAGTAATGAGCGCGTGGCGATCAGCTTGCCCTCGGACGACCGCCGATGGTTCGTCGCGTGGGCCGAGGCCGGGCGCCTGCCGGAGAGTGAGGCCGTGGCCCTGTGGAACTGGTATCACCACCGAGGCGGCTTTGCTGGCGTGGCGGCGTGGCTGCTGGCCCGTGATGTATCGGCTTTTAACCCGTCGGCCCCGCCGCCGATGACCGAGGCCAAGGCCATTCTGGTTGAGGCTGGCATGAGTACCGCTGAGAGCGTGCTGGTCGAGATGCTCCGCGACCGCCGGGGGCCGTTCGCCCAGGGCGTGATCGGTTCACCCTTCCACGTCATCTGCGACCGAGTCCAGGGGTCGGGCGCAGCGCCGCCCGGCGTCAAGATCGTCCAGGGCGCCCTCTTCCATGCCCTGCGCGAGGCTGGCTGGCTAGACATGGGGCTAGTACACTCCCGCGAGTTCAACGCTAAGAAACACGTCTTCGTGGCGCCCGAACTGGTCAGCATGACCCGGTCGGAAATGCGTCGCGCCGTGGCATGAAAAAGGCCCCTCGCGGGGCTTAGTATCCGGTACGCGCCCCGGTATCGGGCGGCAGATTAACTGCGTTCGGCCAACCATGCCGCAAAGGCGCGGCGGTTGTAAAAGGCCAACGTGTCGCTTGTCCAGCGACGATTAGCCCATTCCTGCCCACCGATAAGGGTTGTCAGGTCTGCTTGCATTGCCCATTCATGTTTCATTTTTTTTCTCCATGCCGAGATATGCCCGGCGGCAGTTGGGGAGGATGCCCCGGTTCACAAATTCAGCAGTACCGCCACCAGGGCGGCCAGCAGCGCGGCCATTAAGAGCATGAGCGCCCCCAGGCGTCGGCCAGGGCCGTGAAGGTGACGCCCGGCCCGGCTGGCTGGCCGAACAGGCCCGGCCCCCGCCGGATGCGCCCCCAGGCGTCGCGCCGGTTGAAGTTGACTAGGTCGCCGCGCTTGACGGCGCCGTAAACCTGATCGCGTGTCCAGCCGTCGGCCAGCAGTTCCCGCATGGTCTTGGGGTCGGTCAGGCGCATAGTCCCTCCGCATAGGCCAGGGCGTCGGCTTCGCTGGTGTAGAACCGCGCCGGGCCTACAAGCTGGCCGGAGTCGTCGTCGCGCAGCAGGACGCGCCAGCGCCCGTCGTCGGTCTGGGTGACCTCGCTAGTGATCATAAACTCGACATTAAAGAATTCAGTTCGCATCGCAGACCTCCATACTGTCCTCGCCCTCGGGCACTGTGACCCGGTCGCTGAGTCCCTCGTAGAAACCCGCCAGGGTATTCTCGTTGCCGTAGGGCGCAGCCAGGTTTTTAAACAGGCGCCGGGTCGAATTGAGCGCGTAGTATTGGCCGACGTACGCCGCCGTGCTGAGAGTGGCGCCGTCGGTCGGATATAGGCGCCGCTCCGGCCCCTTACTCTTGACGGGCTTATGCTTGCCGGTCAATTTGAGAATGTCACTTAGGAATGAGTGCCGGTCATCGCGTACTGTGTACCGGGCGCGGTTGAGGGTGATGGTTTTCATAATGTACTTTCGTTTATGGCATGAGTGCCCATGAGCCGACCGTATCGGCTCATAGTCCATCACGCGACTAGCACGTCAAAGTAGGCCAGCATGGCGGCCAGTAGCGCGGCCAGCATGAGCACGGCCAGCATGAGCGTGGCGGCCCTCATGCCGTGCAACACCCGCAGCATGGTGCGTCGATACACCGACCGGCTTTGTTGCGGTAGTACTCGCGACCGCCGCTAGTCCAGACGTGAGAGACCCAGGTCGGGTTATAGCGACTCGGATGGTCGATCACGTCCTGCTGGCCGTCGCCCGGTTCGGATAGCCATGCGCGGCGTGTGGCCGTGTCGTATTGGATCTGGTCGCCCGGCCTGATGCTGGCGCCGGTGCGCGAGTCGAACCCGGCATACCGGGCATTCATAGTCTTAATCATATTGGCTCTCTAGTTCGGGGTTAGTGAATTCGGACAGTAGCAACAATTGGCCGGGCGCAAGCGCGGCGGCGGCGGCGTTGACCATATCAATCGACGCCTGATCGATCGGCCCGATATAGCCGTGGTCGGCCAGATAGGCGACATAGTCGCCGTTGTCTAGTGTCTGGCCGGGCGCAAGATAGTAGGATAAACCGGCAAAATCAATGCCGTCTACTGGCACGCAAGTGAGATACAGCATCATTTGGCCCGAGTAAAGATAGCGGCCTGAATGCTGGCGCCGACGTACAGCAGTCCCAAAAATAGCCAATTGCCATTAGGCACTAGCACAATTAACGATTCAAAAATCATCGCACTAGTCAGCAAAATCGTCAGCAGATAATACTTAATGTCGGACATAATTTTCTCCAAGTGTCGGCGTCAATACGCGCCCATGAGCGGCCAGCCGGGCCGCTCATAGTCGAGCATTAGGCGGCCAGACGCATATTGATCACGCGATGCCGTGAGCCGTGAGCCGGGAAACCGACAATGGCGCCGCGCTGCCGTTGGCACAATTGGCATGTGGCGCAACTAACATTGTCACGCTGAGTGGCTGGACAGACGATAACCGGGCGACCCTTAGGTGTGGTGGTGTTAGTTGTTTGCGTAGACGGCAGCACCACTACCACAGGCCCGGCCTGATAGTCGGCCAGCATATCGGCATCGGCTAGATTGTTGGCGCTTAAATTGACAGTGAAACCCCAAACATTGGCGTGGCGGATCCAATTAATTGACGCGGCGTCGCGGTGGTGGCTGTAAGTAAAGCCGCGCCGCCCGGTATTGGCGGCGACTAGCTGGCCTAGAGCGGCGGCGTCAATAGTGCCGTCGCGCTGTGGTAGGTCGCCAGCTTGATTGTGGCGCCACAATTGGCCGTCTGGCAGCGCGGCGACGCTAGCGGTAAACGTCGGCCAGTCTGTACCGCGCTGGCCGGTGCTAACTGCTTTCCAATGTAGGGCCAATGGCCCGGTGGCGGCGTAGCATTCTGCTTTCATGGCGCAATTGGCCGGACATGAGTCGCTGGCCGTGGTGGAGACAGGTATCGGGCCTGTCTTGGCATTCGCGCTCTTGAGTGTTAAATGTACTTGCATGGTACTGTCCTTTACTAGGATGCGGATCGCATCGCATAGTGGCCGGCGCGGCCGCTATACGCTGGAATCAGACACCTAAGGCATAGTCGCGCAGAGAGCGCAGATATTCGCGGTAATCGACGCGCGATTTTGCATTGCCATACCATGCGACGACGACGACGCCAGAGCGCTTGACGCCAAGAAATATGCCCTTGCTGGCCTTGTCGCCCGTGTAGACCCATTGGCCCGGTTGAATGTGCTTGTAGAGCGCGACCGGTACAGACCATAGGTCGAATGCTTGTGTGTACTTCATGATGTGCCTTTACTTTATTGAGAGAGAGCCGAGAATTCGACCCTCTCACATAGTAAGCATAATAGATTCATGCCAGCGCCCTGGCGCGCGCGCTAAGTGCTTGATACGTAACACTATTTATTACATAGGGGTTTACCCTAATAGGCCGTGTGCCGGCGTGGTGCTGTTGTGGTCTACGGCGCAGGTGTGATCTGGCTCTCTAAAAAACCCTTTATGTGTGCCATGTGTGCCATTAGATGTATAGGTCTTTTGAAAATATATATACTGTATATAATAACAGTATGAATAGTATAAGACTTCCACGTTTGGCGCGCGACCTCGATTTGAAAATAATGGCACACACGACCCACAAGACACACACGGGCGCAAGTGTGTGCCATGTGTGCCATTGTGCTCTGGTGACACACATGGCACACACTGGCCGTGTGCTGGCTGGCCGTGCTGGCCGTGTGGCTGGCCGTGCTGGCCGTGTGGCTGGCTGGCCGTGCTGGTGCTGGCCGTGCTGGCCGTGTGCTGGCACACACGGCACACGGCCCTAATGCTGCGCGGCCAGCGCCCGGCGGCCCGGCGGCCAGCGGCCAGCGCCCGGCGGCCCGGCGGCCCTGGCCTGGCCCTGGCCCTGGCAGCGCCGAGGCGGGGTGGCAGGGCCGAGCGGTTAGGGCCACAGCTACGGAACGTATGCCCTAAATTTTTATTTTTATGGTATAAAACGGAACATGATGTCACTGCCGTTATCTATTAGGACGCTCAAGGCGACTGAGTCGCGTTTGCAATCGGTGTACGAAGCAGCCCGGTTAGGCTTGCATGGCGAGACACTGGCGCTTGCAGCCGGTATGCTGCCGCAAGAGTACCTGACGCTGTGCAACTTTGACCCGGTTGTTGGCATGGCTGCGCTCAAGGGCAAAGCCGACGGCGAACGCGAGATGGCTGAGATACTGCACAACGCAGCGCGTAACGGGGACGCCAAAGCCGCGCTAGAGATACTCAAGCATCAACACGGCTGGGTTGCCAAGCAAGCTATCACAGTCGAAGTCAACCAGCGCATCTCCATCACCCAGGCACTAGAACAAGCAGAAATGCGCGTCATAAATGCAATCGACTATCTACCAACCTGAAGACGAGCAGGAACTCATGGCAAGGCTATGGGTTCCATCGCTTAAAGATAACCCACTGGCGTTTGTTCTGTATTTGTTTCCTTGGGGTCAGAAGGGTACGCCGTTGGAGCATTTCTCTGGCCCAAGAAAATGGCAGCGTGATGTACTAAATGATATTGCCACACATATTAAGAAGAACAAAGGCGAGATTGATTTTGCAGTACTCCAAGAGGCAGTATCAAGCGGTCGGGGTATTGGTAAGTCGGCATTGGTGTCATGGCTGACAATATGGATGTTGTCTACTAGGATTGGCAGCACAACTATCATCTCGGCGAACAGTGAAAACCAGCTACGCTCAATTACTTGGGCGGAGATTACCAAGTGGCTGGCGATGTCTATTAACAGTCACTGGTTTGAAGTCTCAGCCACCCGGGTGACGCCTGCGAAGTGGTTGACTGAGTTGGTGGAGCGGGATTTGAAGAAGGGTACGAGGTATTGGGGTGTGGAGGGGCGGCTTTGGAGCGCGGAGAACCCGGATGCTTATGCTGGGGTACACAATTTTGATGGTGTGCTGGTGATTTTTGATGAGGCGTCTGGTATTGACGACAGCATCTGGGCGGTGACGGGTGGATTTTTTACTGAAAACACGCCAAATCGCTTTTGGCTGGCGTTTAGCAACCCACGACGCAACACGGGGTATTTTTATGAGACATTTCACTCAAAGCGGGACTTTTGGGTGACTAAGGTGGTGGATGCGCGGACGGTGGAGGGGACGGACAAACAAGTCTACGAGCGGATTATCCAAGAGTACGGGCCGGACAGTGCCCAGGCGCACGTTGAGGTGTATGGTGAGTTTCCGAGTGCGGGGGATGACCAGTTTATTCCATCAAATACGGTCGATGAGGCCATGAAAAGGCCGAAGTACAAGGACAATTCAGCACCAATCATCATTGGTGTAGACCCGGCGCGGTTTGGGGCTGATGCTACTGTGATTGCGGTGCGGCAGGGGCGGGATATTGTGGCGATTAAGAAGTACCGGGGTGATGATACGATGACGGTGGTGGGGCATATCATTGAGGCGATGGAGGAATACAAGCCTGCGATGGTGGTGATTGATGAGGGTGGGCTGGGGGCGGGGATTGTGGATAGGCTCAAGGAGCAGCGGTACAAGATAAAGGGTGTAAACTTTGGGAATAAGGCCAAAAACCCGATCATGTACGGTAATATGAGGGCGCAGATGTGGGGTGACATGAAGGACTGGCTCAAATCTGCTAGTATTCCGCAGGATAGGTTTCTTAAAACAGACCTGATTAGCCCCCTAATGAAGCCTGACTCACGGGGTACGATCTTCTTGGAGAGCAAGAAAGAAATGAAAGCACGGGGTTTAGCCAGTCCAGACGCTGCGGATGCGATATGCGTGACGTTTGCTTTCCCTGTGGCGCATCGGGAATACAGGGAAGCCCCAGCGCGGCAGTACTCAAATCACTCGGCGGTGTCTACCGGATGGATGGGATCATGAAAAAGAATGTATCTCTATCAGTAGGCCGTGGCGAGAAGCTGCCAACGTCCAAGGGCGCGGGTTTGACTGCCAAGGGCCGTGCTGTATACAATGCAGCAACTGGTTCTAACTTAAAGGCTCCTGCGCCTAACCCTAAGACCAAGGCAGATCAGGGCCGCAAGGATTCATTTTGTGCAAGAATGGGTGCAGTAGCTGCCAACGCCAAGGATGGCGAACGTGCCAAAGCAGCCCTTAAACGATGGAAGTGCTAATCATGGCTACAAAGAAAATGAATCCGTTTGGCAAAGGCGAGTCCAAGAAGATGGAGGCGTCTGAAAAGAAGATGGCTCCTAGCAAACAAGCCTATGCTGCTATGGAAAAGAAGATGGAATCCGGCGTCCACAAACCTATGGCAAGGAAGAAATAATGGCTACCAAACCCGGCCTCTATTCCAACATTCACGCTAAACAGGAGCGCATCAAGGCTGGTTCTGGCGAGAAGATGAACAAAGTCGGCAGCAAGGCGGCGCCTACCGCCAAGGACTTCAAAGACTCGGCCAAGACGGCTAAGAAGAAATAGCCATGCCACTCAAAAAATCACCCACGCCTGCGGCGTTCAAGGCCAATATCAAGGCCGAGGTCAAGGCAGGCAAGCCTGTCAAACAGGCCGTGGCGATAAGTTATGCGGTTAAAAAGAAAGCAAAGTAATGGCTGACTACACCGGCATTAACAAGGTTGGCAAGGTTGCCGATGTTGGTGGGGGCGGCGACGACGACAAAGAGTACGGCGATATGCTGTCCACCATGCGTTCGCGCATGACAATGGCGGCAGATGCCTACAGCGACAGTCGAAACAACGAACTGGATGACCTGCGGTTCATGGCGGGTAGCCCAGACAACCAATGGCAATGGCCTGCTGACGTACTGGCGACTCGCGGGGCCGTCCAGGGGCAGACCATTAACGCCCGTCCCTGTCTGACTATTAACAAGTTGCCGCAGCACGTGCGGCAAGTCACCAACGACCAACGGTACAACAAGCCAGCAGGTAAAGTGATACCTGCGGATGACGTTGCTGACCCTGAGATGGCAGAAATATTCAACGGCATAGTGAGACACATTGAGTACATCAGTGACGCTGACATTGCCTATGCAACTGCCTGCGAGAACCAGGTCACCTATGGCGAAGGCTACATTCGCGTACTAACTGAATACTGCGACGAGAACAGCTTTGACCAAGAATTGAAGATAGGCCGTATTCGCAACTCATTCTCGGTCTACATGGATCCCGCCATCCAAGACCCATGCGGTGCGGATGCACGGTGGTGCTTTGTCACGGACGATGTACCCAAAGACGAGTACGAACGCCTGTACCCAGACGCTGCGCCTATCAGTAGTTTGCAGTCCCTTGGAATTGGCGACCAAGACCTACAGCAATGGCTGCGGGATGAGACAGTGCGGATTGCGGAGTACTTCTATGTGGAGTACAAAGCCGAGACACTCAACCTGTACCCCAACAACATCACGGCGTTTAACAACACGCCTGATGACAAGCAACTCAAAATGCTCTACGGCAAGCCGTTGAAGACTCGGATTTCTCAGCGGGAGAAGGTTTGCTGGGTTAAGACCAACGGCTACGAGGTGCTGGAGAAGCGCGACTGGGCGGGTAAGTACATCCCCATTGTGCGGGTGGTGGGCAATGAGTTTGAGGTCAACGGGCAGATTTATGTCTCTGGCTTGGTGCGAAACGCCAAGGACGCCCAGCGGATGTACAACTACTGGGTAAGTCAGGAAGCCGAAATGCTGGCCCTGGCGCCTAAAGCTCCATTCATTGGCTACGGTGGGCAGTTTGAGGGTTACGAAACTCAGTGGAAGACTGCCAATACCACCAACTGGCCTTACCTTGAGGTCAACCCAGATGTGACTGATGGTGCTGGCGCTACCCTGCCACTGCCCCAACGCGCCCAGCCTCCGATGGCCTCTAGTGGCCTTTTGCAAGCCAAATCGGGGGCATCTGAGGATATTAAGGCCGCAACTGGGCAGTACAACGCCAGCCTGGGCATGGGCGGAAACGAGCGCAGCGGCAAGGCTATCCTAGCCCGTCAGCGCGAGGGTGACGTTGGTACTTACCACTATGTTGACAACCTAGCCCGTGCCATACGCTACGTAACCCGGCAACTGCTGGACATGATTCCCAAAATCTACGACACCCAGCGCATTGCCCGAATCATTGGCGAAGACGGCGATACTGAGATGGCGAAGATTGACCCGTCCCAAGAAATGCCGGTTAAGAAGATAGTTAATCAAGAAGGCATTGAGATTGACAAAATCTACAACCCCAATGTTGGCAAGTACGATGTGGTTGTGACCACCGGCCCCAGCTACAGCACTCGGCGGCAAGAGACACGGGAAGAAATGGCCCAACTGCTGCAAGGCAACCCTGCGCTCATGCAGATTGCAGGCGACTTGTTTGTCAAGGCAATGGATTGGCCTGGCGCAGATGAGTTGGCTAAACGTTTGGCTAAAACCATTGACCCCAAACTCTTGAGCGACGATGAAGACCCAGCCCTGCAAGCTGCCAATATGCATATGCAGGCAATGGGGCAGGAGATGCAGCAGATGCAGGAAATGTTGCTAAACGTCCAGCAGTCAATGGAAGCGCAAGAGTTGGAGATCAAGCGGTTTGACTCTGAGGTCAAAGCCTACGATGTAGAAACCAAACGCATGACCGCAATGGCTGCTGCCATGACGCCTGACCAGATACAAGAGATTGTGCTGGGCACTGTGCAAGGCATGATAACCAGCGGTGATCTGATGAGTTCGATGCCGCAAGACCAAATGCCCCCGCAAGACCCGATGGGCCAAATGATGCCGCCACCAAACCAAGGTATGTAATATGGCTACCACCTCCCTAGCCCCCACGCCCAAGCTGCAATTCTTTGACGCCAATGGCGCACCGCTGGCTAGTGGGCTGTTGTACACCTACGAGGCTGGCTCGACTACACCACTAGCCACCTACACCGACAGCACTGGCGTCAGTCTCAATACTAATCCCATTACTTTGGACAGCCGTGGCGAGGCCAATGTGTGGCTTGGCGCAGCAATCTACAAGTTTGCCCTGTACACCAGTGTTGCTAGTGGGGGCGTATTGATCTGGACAGTAGACAACATTAACGGCAACACCTTTGTTGTAACTGCTATTGGTGATGGCACAACAACTGCCTTCTCGGTGGTCAACGGGGTTACCAACATTTACATCAACGGTGTGTACCAGAACCGCAACACCTACACCGTTACTAGCGGCACAGTGACGTTTACCCAAGCCCCTCCCGATACATCAATCATTGAAGTTGTTTACAACTAGGAATCGCCATGTTAAAAGTAGCAAATTCAGTCATCAACGCCAGCCAGATTACAGGCGTATTGCCCGTTGCCAATGGTGGTACAGGCGTTACTACCAGCACAGGCACTGGCAGCACGGTATTGTCTGCTGCACCAACGCTGTCTGGTGACGTTACCCTATCTACAGGCAACTTAATACCAAGCACAGCAGCCAAAGGTGTTAACTTTACCGCCAACACCCCCGCAGCAGGTATGACAAGTCAACTGCTGAACTTGTATGAGGAAGGGACTTGGACTCCAAACCAAGGTTCTGGGTTGACTGTTGTTGGTGCGTTTAGTTCTTCTGGTAGATATACAAGAATTGGGCGTTTAGTCACAGTACATTTTTCTGTATCTGGCGCAACTACGGTTGCTGGTGCTGGTGGCGGTGTAATTACAAGTAACTTACCTTTTGCAACTGCCGGTGTTGCTCCAGTAGGCGCAGCTACAAATAATACGCCCAATGCATCTTCTACCGTTCAAGCTGGAGGAACAACTGTATATTTAGCAACTGCTATTCCAGCAAGTGCATCTATATATGTGACATTAACATATCAAGCCTAATAACTTCACCAAAAGGCAATATTATGTCTCTTACAAAAGTTTCCTATTCAATGATTACGGGAGCGCCGATAAATGTTATGGATTATGGCGCTGTAGGGAACGGTGTGGCCGATGACACTTTGGCAATTCAAACTGCCCTCGACTATGCGGGAACCTTCGCTCCTTTAGCTGATACTTACACTTATGGAACTGTTTGCGTTGAAGTTCCTTTTGGCGTCTATTTAATATCATCTGTAACAATTCCAACTGGTGTTGGGTTGGTATGCAATGCAGGAATAGCAATATTTAAAGCAAGTAGCGCTGGTGTTATGGTGGACACAACAGTTTATTCTTCTGGAACTGATCCTCACTATAATGGAATGTTAAAAGGAATTCATCTTTACGGTATGGGTTCTGGCACTGCCGTATCGGGTTTGCGAATTAACAATGCTCAAAACTTTGTAGTTGAAAATTGCCGTGCATACAACCTTGCTGGCTTTGCAATACAGACACAATCAAAATGGACTGGCGCAGCATTTACTGGAACTGCTACGTCAAACACTTGTTCTTTTACCGAAATTAGAGCATTTGAATGTTGTTTAAATGTTGCATCAAGAACCGGGGTTTTTGATATTGCTGGTACTGATCACGAGTTTAATGGATGCGAGGTATTTAGCAAATTAACTAGAGTAGGGTCAGGCGCAGGAACCAAATATCAAGTTGCATGGCGATTGTTTGGCTGCACAGAGTCCAGATTTATCTCATGTAAGGGTTCATTGATGGATCAAGGGTTGTATATTGACAGCAACTCATTTCTTAATTTTTTTACTGATTGGCGCTCAGACACAAACTTTTATGAAGGTATCTACATTGATGGAAACATCAACCAGTTTGATATGCTGGATTTAAATGGAAACTGCATTGCTACAACAAACACTTACGACCAGTTAGTCTTTTCATCAAATACAAGCAGAAACTATATTAACTCTGGTTATTTTTCTGCACAAAACAATGGTTCTACTATTCTTCCAAGATACAACATCATAGACAACGGCACAAGTTCAGCAAATGCTAATCGTGTTGGGCCAATGGTTTATTTTACAGATGCAGGAACAGCGTCCATTAACAATACAAACGGAAAACTGTCAGTAATATTGTCAGAAGGAATATCAACTGCGTTTACTGCTAATTCAACAACACCATCAGTTACCAATGGAACCACTCCACTGAGGAATTGGAAAACAAACAACAACGTGCCTACAAGTGTAACAAACTTTACTAACGGGTTTATAGGACAAATTTTAACCTTAGAGGGCAATGATGCAAATACAACCATAGTAAATGGTGCAACCATTGTAAACACAACTGGCGCAAATATAACAATGGGTGGTAATAAGATTGTTAACTATAGACTAAATTCTAGTTTAGTTTGGATTCAATACTAACCATGAACACCCTACAACTTCTAAAACCCCACACCGCTAAAGGCCCAATCCTGCTCTACATGAACCTGTGTGGGTTTAAAGGCTGGACTAGCTTTTGGAATATGATTTACATGGCCCCCGGCTTTGAGCAACACGATGCGCTGATTAGGCACGAAATGATGCACCTAGAACAGATGCAACGGGATGGCAAGGTGCTGTACGCCATCAAGTACACATGGTGGATGCTGCGCTACGGTTATAAAATGAATCCTTACGAAGTCGAGGCACGAGCCGCTGAATAACCTTGAAAGACAAATATGGCTAACGATCAAACCGCATTTTTTCCCAACGGCCCGACCGTTGTGGTTACTGCCAATGCAACTGCCCCAACAGCCGCGCAGATTCTGCCGACTTTTACGGCAGTCACACCACCCACCAACCAGTACCGAGTGGTCAACGTGGGATCGGTAACGGCATTCTTAGGCGTTGGCGCAACGGCTGCAATTGCAGGCACCAACTCCGCAGCAGTCACCACCACAGGCAATGCCGTACCCATTGTGGCTGGCGCTGTGGAAGTGTTCAACTTCCCGCCAACCTCATTCTTCACCGCAACAGCGGCATCGTCCACGACTCTTTACATCACTCCTGGACAGGGACTATAATGTTTGTACTGGCCCAATGACCAGGGAATCTTAGGATTCAAAAATGTCAGATGTAGAGCAAGTAGCGGAATTAGCCCCCGCGCCGGAACTGGAAACCACGGCGGTTACTCCAGAACCTGTAGTTGAAACGCCGGAAGTAGCAGCTAAGACATTCTCGCAAGAGGAACTTGACGCCGCTA